GCTCTTCGGGGTCGGGAAGAATAGCATCTTTTGCTCTAGCAAATATACCTTTCTTCTCCTCTTTCTTAATATCTTCGACAACATCTGTTGCCTTTTTCTCTTCTTTTGCTGCCATAATAATACAACTAATGTATTAATATATAGGCATCAATTATGGAATAATGTATTTGTTCTAGGGAAATTCTGTACTGTCTGTAATGTATTAAGATCTGTACTATGAGAGAACCTCCTACCATTGTTGGAAATATTCCATGCACCTATCATCTTTGACATATCTCTAGGATTAGTAGCAGATAGTATAGTATCAGGACTTCCTCCTCTTCTTGTAGAGTCTGCCCAGTTTCCTGGTTGATTAATAGCTCCTGGTGGTGATGCAATGTTTATCTCACCGTACATAGCAGAATGATTACCACACTGATAGTATATTGTTTGTCCACCTTGACTATACTGAGTAGTAAACCAAATATATCTGTAAGCACCACTAATTAAACTGTGTGTCTCACCTTGATACCATACATTACCACCATTAACACCACTACCAGTCCATAGGTTAGTACCACCTGTACTTCCAGCTTGAGTAACAATATAAAGTGGATGATTATATATGGATCCTTTATTAACTACATTAATGGTTCCAGAAGCACCACTATTAGAAGAAGAACAATAATAATATGTTCCTGTTGGATTAGTATCAGTATAGAAGTAAATAGATCCAGAGGTAGCACCTTGATTTGTTACACCACTATTAACTTGGTTACCTGTACCAGTTGTATTTTGTGTCTTAATATAAATCGGTTCATTACTAGTAAAACCATTAAAACTGAGACGAACTACATCACCTTTCTCAACTGTTATAGTATAGTTGTTTTGATTATATTGCCACTGACCATACCCACTATTCCTATCATATACATGTCCAAAGTATCCAGAACTAGATGCAGATGTTAGATAGTAATGAGAACCACCAAAAGGTTGACTGAACCACAATGCATCTCCTGCCATTATTGTTATGGGAACATTATTTCCAACGACTGCTCCATTTGCATCTGTTCCAGAAACATCCCATTGGGAGCTGTTAATACCATTAACATCAATAAAATAATTAGTACCAGCAGTACCTAAATCCCATGACATCTCACCTTTGATAGATGCATACTCTAAGTACCCAATCAAATCACGATTGGTAAACCTCATTTTATTAGTCGCTAAACATGCTGCTACACCACACACCTGTGGAGATGCCATACTCGTACCAGATATTGCTTTAAAGAAGTTGTCTCCTCCATACTTGGTATCAAGATACCCAGTAGAATTATTAAAACAAGATAATATTTCACTACCAGGAGCCCAAATTGCAATACCTGGACCATAAGTTGAACTTGCAGACTTTCTAAAGTCAGCGTAGTTACTTAAGTTACCAACATTAACAGCCTGATCAATACCAGTTACATTATTTGGACTTGATCCTCTCCACCCATACCAATAGGTCCAATAAGGACTGTCAAATTGTATAAAGTTATTATAATTTGGATCTCCATTATACTCAGGTGCATAATCATCTGAATTGCCAGCAGCACCAATGATTACAACACCATCCTGAATAGCATCTTCAACATCTGCATTCACATCAGTCCTGGATATCTGAAGTCCTTTAGTTGTGTTATACCCAAAGTCTGCTTCAAGTCCAGCCCAAGTCCAACCACTTGGATTAGGATTGGATGGAGTATACCAATTACCAAGCCAAGAAACACCAAGAATTTTAGAAATGTCAACAGGATACTCCCAATAATCAGTTTGTCTAATAGAGTAACCCCAACTATGATTTGTGACAGTAGGATTTCTAAATCCTGTCTCAGGATTGATTGCTTTATACTTATGAAATGCTCTTAGATAATCAAAGGCTAGCAAAGGACTATCAGCAACTGTTGATCCACCAGCACCACCAAGAAGACCCTGACTATAGATATTTGCTTCAGTAGCCCATCCATAAAACTGTCCAGCAACAGTACCTGCTACGTGAGTACCATGATAACTTAAGTTGTTTGCATTCGTTACATAGTTTGGATATGGACCTGTAGGTAATGTCTGCCCATCATCATCTATACTACTAACATACCCATTTAATTCTTGATACCACTGATACTGGACATACCTACTCATCCCTGTACTAGGACTATTCCATTCTGCCATGTCAATTGATACTGGTTGATCACAAATAACTACATCAACATGTTTACCATTATTAAACCATTCAGCAGTATCATTGACAGTTTCTGGACCTGATCCACCATCACCCCATACATTCTTTCTTCTCTGTGCTAAGGTTCCACTACAAAATAACTTGGCCCAGTCTCTATGGTTAGCACTATTAAAAATTCCATCCTTCTGGAAAAGATCAGTCATTCCAACTGGTTCATAATTAATCAGTGCATGGGGAGTAGCAATGATATTTGAATCAGTAAGGTTAAGCTCTACATCAAGGACTCTACTATCTTTCTTTATTTCTTCTACTGCTTCTTCAGTCAACCAATAATGAGTGACCCTACTAATAGGACGCTTCATGCTTAACCTATGGCCATCAGATTTCATGTCGGCATAAAATCCTTCTAGATCCTCTCTTTTTTTAAGAGTAACGTGGTAAATTTTTTCAGCCATGTTATGCCTCTAGTTTTACGTAAGTTAAAGTTACGGTTATATCATTTGTTGAACCAGACATATTAACTACCTTTCCATACACAGTTGCTCCTGGTGTACTGTCATTATTCCAACCTGTAACTGCTGGAGTAATATTAATTGTAGTAGCCTCTGTTGAAACAACCTCAGCAACCACACCTGATCCTGGTAGAGGGTCAGTATGTATGTTTCTTGAAGCATCACTAGTTCTAGTTAAAGTATCAATGTAAAGTGTTACCCAACATGGATGAGATACTTGTACTTTTAGTAATGAATATGTTTTTGCACACGTCCATGTTACATTTTGTGCAGCTAGATCTGCAATAGCTCCTGTCGATGCACTGTCTGTACCTCTAGATGCTAGTCCTGATAATGTATTTGAAGTGGCAGCAGTAACTCTTCCTTTAGCATCTACTGTAATATCTGCTGCTGTATATGATCCAGCAGTGACTGCTGTGTCTGCCAGTTCATCTGTATCAACAACACCAGCATCTATCAACCAAGTTTGTCCACTAGATGATACAACTATGTCACCTTTGTCTCCATCAGTAACACCAGCACCGCCACCACCAGTAGCATCTGCTTGGTTAGTCCACGCAGATCCATCATATTTTAATACTTGATTTAATTGTACTGAAGTTATAGTAACATCAGTTAGTCCATCTAATGCTGTAGCACCTCCTCCTCCACCACCAGTTGCAGAAAGAACACCAGCACCAGTTATTGCTAGACCAGATCCAACTTTAACACCACCAAGAACATTTGCTGTCGCAATAGGTAGTGCTTCATTCCATCCAGCACCAACACTTCTTGTAGGTGTTGAAGAATAAACTACAAGAACACCATTAAAAATACTAGGTGGTAAATCAGATCCATCATTATTAGTCCATGTTGTTCTAAATCCCGTGGTTGTTTTATTAGTTACTATTATCTCATGTTGTGCATACTGTTCTCTACGAGCAAGAACAAAATAGTTTGCATCTGGTTGAGCAGTGTCAAATGTAAATTCTATTCTATTGTTAGAACTATTATAAGCACCCCATGATATGCCAGTACCAGTACCAGCAGTATCAGCAGTAACATGTGCGAATGCTACTGGGATAATTTCATTACTACTAGTACCTGAGTCAACAAACTCAAGAGCATTACCAGCAGTATTGACTACTACATTTTTATTAGCAGCACCAGTAAAGTTAGCAGGTGTATCAGTTAATCCTACAAATGTACTGGATCCACTACCACCACCTCCTCCACCAGAGTTATCATCATCAGCAGGAGACCATCTACTATTTGCAGCATCCCACTTCAATACCTGACCATCAGTAACACCAGTGGTGTATACATCAGCAAGTTTACCAATAGATTTGTTTACATCTAATAGTTCAACCCATGCTCCAGCATGTGCAAAGTATCCACTACCAGTAGCGTGAACATGAGCAAACATACCATGATATGTACTGGTACTAACTGTCTGTAGGTCAGTTAATGTATTCCATACATTAGAATAAAATATTTTATATGAAGCAAAGTTAATATCCTGAGCACCTATACCAAAATCACCCAGTGTTGTTGGTATGGTAGGTTTTCCAGTTAAGTCTGTATAAGCACCAGTAGTAGCAACAGGTGCAAACGCTGGTTTGTTTTTAATAAATGCTACATCACTTGGTGTACCTACGTTCCAGTCAGCCTGTACCTGTGTGGGTGGAATGCTAGGTTTATTAATTAAATCCGAATAGTTACCACTGGTAGCAACACTGGCTAACGCAGGTTTATTTTTTATATAATCTGTCTCACTAGGTGTTGATTCATTCCAGTCAGCCTGTATCTGTGCAGGAGGAATAGTAGGTAGTGTTGTCCATTGCAATGACGTACCATCAGTAGTCAGGTATTGACCTGCTGTACCAACAACACCATTTAGTTGTAGTGGTTTTCCTGTAGGAAGGTTCAGTCCTTCTTTCGCTTCTACAGGTCCGTTATCATTGTAATTTGCGATCTGATTCGCTAAGAGTTTTGACATACTTCTAGTCCTGAAGACACTTTTTCTAAGCTAAAAGTATTTAGGCAATAAAAAAAGACCCCCGAAGGGGTCTTGTTTATCTAATCTTTACCAACCGTAACTACATTGTCTGGATGATTTGATGTATCAATTTTAATGTCAACATCATCTAGAGATCCTGGATCAATGAATGTAACTGTGTTATCATTAAATGTAACTGTGTTATCATTTATGATATCATCTTTGAATAGACCTGTATTCAGGTCAACATTACTTTCAAGATTAAAATTGTACTGAGTAGGGACATCATATAGATGACCACCAAACTCTATTGTATCATCTTGATCACCAAACTCTGCACGTACCACCTTCAACTTCTCACTCAAATCTGTATACATCGCTGCTAGTTGTGGAACTAGAGCAGTATACTCTTCTTCTAATGCACCAATCAAACCAAGTTTAACCTCTTCCTTTGCTCTGAGCAAATGTGTTCTAACGTCTGCCATAGTGTGTCTCCTTGTAGGTTTATATGTCGCACAGACCAGACAAGTCTGCTGGATCTTGTGGGACCATTAGTATTTTAGCACCATCTGGTTTTTTTATCAAGACCACTTCACCTTTCTCAGCCTTTTCTTGCCACTTGTCAAGATCGGCTTGCCATTCATCTTCAGTAATTTCAATCATTGCTTTATACCACACAGCATATATTCTCTTGTTGCATATACCTTATAGAATCTTGACATCCACCAAGATTCTTATGATCCATTACAACTTGAGGGAAGGTAGCATCATCACCAAACTGGCCATAAAATGCTTCCCTTGTAAAATCTATATCCAACTTATACTCAACGTAATTTAATTCTGACAGTCCTAATACCTCTATAATCTTTTGGCAGTAAGGACATCCGTCCTTAGAATATACGGTGAAGTTTTTCATGTGGATTCTTTTAATGCTTGTTGATAATCATTATCAAATAATTCTAATCCCTTGTCGGTTAGAATATGCTTATACATTCCTTTGAAAACTTTAACAGGTAAGGTACATACGTTTGCACCATATTCAAAAGCCCTGCCTACATCCCTAACATTCCTAATGGAAGCAGCGAGAATTTGTGTTTCAACGTCATGCCTACTATATGTATTAGCGATGTCTTTTACCAAACAAAGACCACCAAATGAGTTATCATCCACACGTCCTACGAATGGTGAAACATATGTAGCACCTGCTTTTGCAGCAAGAATTGCCTGTGATACTGAGAACACTAGAGTAACATTAGTAAGTACACCTTCATCACTCAACTCTTTACATGCTAAGAGTCCTTCCTCTGTGCAAGGAACTTTAATAGTAACGTTGTCACTAAGAGCAATGTAAGGTTGTGCTTGTTCAATCATCTCATCAGCAGTATTTGCTACTACCTCAGCAGATATAGACTCAAGGTTAGGACATGCTTGATAGATCTCTTCGATCACATCACTCTGCTGCCTACCTGACCTTAGTATAAGAGTTGGGTTAGTGGTAACACCATCAACCAGACCAGTCTTATACCCATCAACGATTTGACCCACCTCTGCGGTGTCTAAAAAGATTTTCATTTTATGTTGCTGTGTTCATTCAAAGGTTCCATTTTTAAGAACTGTTCGTTCATATTATAGTACAGTTTATAGTTTCTTGTGTTAACCCAGTACCCTATGATGTCCGAACCATCACAATTATATCCATATCCTGTGACTGGTTCATTCACACCATCAATACGAAACACCTTGCTACTATTGATGTAGGATCCAAATTTTTCTTCTAGGTTAATCATCTCTCCTCAAAGGTCATTTTACGGACTTTCCTATTACGGCGAGCCTCTTGGTATTTTAACTCATCACTAGAGAAAAGTGATGCTTTCTTAACATTCTTATTATTTTGTAACAGTTCTACTTGAGACATGTTATTTGCCGACACAGTATCTCCATGTAGTGATGTCATATTAGGACAACCACAACAAACAAATCTATCTGCACGGACTAATAATTCCTTACCGCATGCAAGACATTTAACGCCAATCATTCTTCTGTAAAATAATCCTTCTTATAGTAACGTCCTAGAATGTTACTGTTGTAATACTTTGGCGAACCATCATCCAGAGTTTCCTGCAACACATTGTTTAGAAAGAGTTGCTTGGTCTCTGCATAATTGGTGCGGCCTGGGGTGGTGTGGAGCGATAGGATCTCTCGCTTGAAACATTCGTTCCCAAGTAATTTTCTATCTGCTTTAAGTTCTTCAGAGCTTCCGTAGTATCTTTTCCAATCACTCTCAGACGTAACCCTTCTCTTACCACCTCTAGGTTTACGTTTTGACCAGAAGTATTTACGTCCGATGTATTCCTTACCCGACTTGAGATTTGTAATCCTGTAGACGTAACCGAAGAAGCCGTCAATGTCAGCAGAAGTAAAAGTTGAACCCTGATAGGTCCAGGGGTTCTCATAACTTCCTTCTGAAGTTTGGTTATCTTTTTCCACATACCCATTATCTAGTCCTCAATATTTAGCTCTCCGTCTGGAAGACCCATAGTTTTATATTCAAGCTGAGTCCTAAGAAACAAGACCTCCTCCTGGAGTTCATCAACTTGCTTCTCAAGATACTCGCAATGTTCTTGGTAGATTATTACGCTCATGTACCTATTTAGTTAGATATTGTAGGATTTAATAATGTTTTTATATTAATGAACCCACCTAGTTACAGTAAGTTCTATGCTGTTGTCGTCCATCTCCCACTCTTCTTGAACTTGAAAACCTAAGTCCTTGACTGTGTTGTGAACAGTCATCCTAGCATACTGTTGAGTAACCTTTTCAATGAATCTCTGAGGTGGAATAGGTTGTTTCCAAGTTTGAAGATCTGTAACGAGTTCGTAAACACCTTCCTTGTTACGTCTGAATCCAATGTCATTACCAACAGCAACATCAACTTGCCATTGTTTATGCTTATGATCCCATGGGTTCTCTAACGCAACATCAACCTCTACGTTATACTGTAGAAGTTCTAATGCTTCAATCAGTTGTGGTTTGTTCTTGATCTTGGTTTTGATTGTGCTGAAGTGTGACATTGTTATAGTATTCTGGTTTATATTCTCTTGTAACTACTGAACCTAATGCTTCTTCAATAGACTCTGTAAGATTTATACAATTTCCAGATTCTGCACCAATAACCTCTTCAGTTACGGTTCCATCTTGTCTGATGATAAATTTAATTGTTTCGTTCTTGCTCATAATGGTAATAGTACTGCTCCAGGATCATCTTTAATAGCTAAATCAAATGCGATAGTAACTCTAGGTGTGTTAGTTTTCTGTACTGTAGTACAGTGTGGTACTGTTGCAGGAAAAAGAGTTAATGTACCTGCTTTGTTATCACTATAAAATTTATGTCCATCAGGTAATTGAAATAATGGATGCGAGTATATCGTTTGAGAATCATCACAAGATATAGTCATATGACCTGCCAGATATGATATAGGACTTGTTGAATGAATATGATTTCCTATCACCTCACCTTCTCTCATGATATTCATCCAACAACGTATCCATAATTTTTCTTTGAACTTATAGTCTTTACCAAACACAACTTTATTATATTCCTTGTGGAATTTTTTAATTATCTTACGTAGTTTAAACAATTCAACACACTCAGACTCCCACTCAAATATATTATACTGGCTCAGTCTCTGTGTTAATGGTGGTGCTTGAGGTGCAACGTCAGTGTCGGGAGCATAGGTATCAATAACCCATTGTTCCTTTTTCAAAAAAAATTTTGTTAATACATCACAGTCAACATCAAACTCTGTACCTTCTAGTATCAACCAACGTTGTTGTGGTGGTGCATAAGGAGTTAGTGGTTGTGGACAATCAAACCCCATAATATTTCTGTTACCTTCATTCTCAGACTTATGAAGGATTTCCATGTCATCACCATAAGAATGTATTTCAGTCATACTCATCCTGTTTCTTATAAAACTCACTTAAACTAGATTGACAATCTGGTGGTTCAGGATCCTTGATCCCTTTAATCTTCTTCCACTTGTTATGTAATGCACCCATCATCCATGACTGAGATAGACTCTTAGGACCATTTTCTAAGAGATCTAACTCATATTTGCTAGAGGTGTATGCTTTATACTCCTCTCTCCAATCTGGAATGACACACTCATTGTATTCTTCAACACAAGAATCCTTACATTCTTTATCATTTACATCACAATCAGTGGTGCATTCCATCAATTCATCAGTACAGTCTTTCTCTTCTTCAATCATAGTATTGGTAATTGTTTTGCATCTGTATCAAACTGCACTACATTATTCAATAAGGTAAGATCAAACGCCATAGTTATTCTAGGTTCATCTGTCTTGTGTCTTGTTGTGTAATGTGGTATGTAATTTGGAAACAGAGTTATACTACCTGCTTCGTTCTTTAATTCAAATGGTTTGTCATGTTCAAATGGTGTCACATATATCGTAGAACTATCACCACACTTAACAGTGATGTGACCTCCAATATATGTGTATCCATGTGCAGAATGATAATGTTGTTGGATCTTCTCACCCTTTCTCATGACGTTGAACCAACATCTAATACGAGTACGAGGGACTCTATGATCCTGTCCAAAAAGACTTCTCACATATTGTTTATGAAAAGTCTTAATCTCTTTACGAACTTGATGTATTATATCATAGTCCCATGTCTCCTTATCCATAACATTAAAATATTGAAACCTAGAAGTAACACTCTTTGGTCCCAACCTAGTACTACCATCACTGGCAGCAGGATATGTATCAATAAGTTCTCTTTCTTTCTTTAATAATAGTTCTGTTAATACATCAAGGTCTATGTCTATTTTCTTTTGACCTATAGTATACTTCCACTGAGGTGCAAAGTCTGAAAAGATAGGTGGATTCTCAAAGTCATATCCAATCCAATCACCTGCCTTTCTTAGTCTACAGGTTCTTATATCATTACATTCAAACTCTTTCCTACTCTGATCAGGATAGTCGTTCATAATTTAAAGCCAGCAAATGTATCTTTCTTAACGTCTTGTTTGATGCTACCCACCATGTAGCTCTCGACCTCTGTCTCCTGTGGTGCAACTTGCATACCTTTAGATGATAACCAGTGTGCAGTCCATGGTAATGGATTGTTTGCTAGTGGTACATCAAAGATAGGTTTCAATCCTATCGATTTTAATCTACGATTAGCAGTCCACTCAACATAGTTCTGTAATAGTTTATCATTCAAACCAATAATAGATCCATCCTTAAACAAATACTGAGCCCATTCTTTCTCCTCCTCTACACATTGCTTAAACATCTGGTATACATTTTCCTCTTCTTCCTTAATGATGTCAATCATTTCAGGATCATCACCCTCTTTCCATTTGTTTAGAATGTTTTGGGTGACTGCCATGTGTTGTGACTCGTCTCTTGCTATTAAAGATATGATCTTAGCAGAACCTTCAAGTAACTTAAGCTCACCAAAAGCAAAACTACAAGCGAAACTAACATAAAATCTAATACCTTCCAAAATGTATACATTAGCAACTGCCCTATATAAATGTCGTTTTAAATCTTTACGTGTCCACTCTGAGTTAGGATGATCCTTCATCTCAGGTGTCCAAGCACTGCTCTGACCATATTCATTAGCATAATTAATGAAGTCATCATATGCTCTGGTCACTGACTCAGCACGTGCTAGTATCTTCTCATCATCTAGTATAGTATCAAAGACCTCTGATGGGTCAGGGTATACATTCTTAATTACATGAGTATATGATCTGCTATGAATCATCTCCATAGTCTGCCATATATTCATGCAACCTTCAAGCTCAGGTAGAGAACAGTATGGAGCAAAAGCCATGCCAGGAGCACGACCTTGTACGGAGTCCAAGAGGATTTGATATTTGAGATTGCTAGTAAATATGTGTTTCTGTGCATGATTTAATTGTTGATAGTCTGCTCTGTCTTTCTGTAAAGATACTTCTTCTGGTCTCCAGAAGAATCCTAGTTGTGTTTGTGTTAACTTATCAAAGATAGGATACTTAAACTTATCGTATCGCTGGACTCCTAATGGAGGACCGAAGAACATTTGTCCTTTGGTGGTATCGTTATGACTAGTATTAAATACTGTCATTCCTTTAATCTCAGATCGCACAGCTATCACACGCCTCCTCCTCAGTGGAAAATATATCGTCAAGTAGATGAGCCATACTTTGTTTTTCTTCTGGCAAATCATCCTTCCATCCTATTGGATGTGCAGGTTCATCTACATCTTTCTTACTATCATATGTATTCTGATAGTAAGATGTCTTCCAACCATACTTGTATGTGGTAAGAAGATCTTGTGCCATCACTGAAGTAGGAACTTCAGCGTTCTCGTAATGCTCTGGATTATAGGACCAGTTTCCAGAAATTGCTTGATCAAAGAACTTCTGCATAACAGCAACAATATTAATATACCCAGTATTGCTAGGCATATCCCAGAGCAACGTATAATTGTTCTTAAGGGTTGCAATCTGTGGAACAACTTGCTTAAGTGGTCCTTTCTTAGACTTCTTGACTGAGAGATAATCTCTGGGTGGTTCAATACCATTTGTAGCATTGGAAACAACCGAAGATGATTCGGATGGCATCTGTGCAGATAGAGTGCTATGTCTGAGTCCATGCATAGCAATGGATCCTCTGAGTTCTTCCCAGTCACAGTGAAGTTCGTTTGGAACCAATTCATCTACATCCTTTTTGTAAGTATCTATAGGTAGAATACCATCAGCATACTTAGTACGTTCGAAGTAGTCACATGGTCCTTTATCCTTAGCAATCTGATTAGATGATTTGAGTAGATAGTATTGGAATGATTCAGTCAAATCATGTACTAGTTTCCATGCTTGTGGATCCTCATACTTAACACCTTGCTTCGCAAGATAGTGTGCTAATCCAATGAACCCTACACCTAATGACCTACGTGCTAGAGTAGATTTTTCTGCTGCTTCAACTGGATACTGTTGATAGTCAATCAACTCTTCCAGTCCACGTACAGCAAGGTCACATAGTTCTTCCATCTCCTCAAGGTTACGTAGTTTACCTACATTGATAGCAGATAGTATACACAGTGCTATCTCACCACCACCATCGATATGTTGAATAGGTGTAGTAGGTAAAGTAATCTCTTGACATAGGTTACTCATAGTAACCTTGTCTTTGAATGATGAATGCTCATTGCAGTGATCGATATTCATTATGTAAATACGACCAGTCTCTGCTCTCTCCTTAAGGAGATCTAGAATTAATTCTTGGGCAGCAATAGTTTTTCTAGGGATGGTCTGGTCGGACTCGTATTGTCTGTAGAGTTCGTCAAAACCATCAGTTCCGAAAGCATCATATAGACCAGGAACATCGTGAGGAGAGAATAAGCTAATGTCCTCACTTGTAATAAATCTTTCATAAAATAGTTTGCTTAACTGGATGGAGTAGTCGAGCTTTCTGACTCGGTTGTCTTCTGTTCCTTTGTTGTTTTTGAGAACCAAGATGTCCTCGATTTCTTGATGCCAGATAGGAAAGTGGACAGTTGCGGACCCGCCTCTGATACCGTTTTGTGTACAACACCTGACAGTAGACTCAAATTTCTTAAGGAAGGGTACAACACCTGTGTGCTGAACCTCTCCACCTCTGATTCTAGAGTTGATTCCTCTGATTCGTCCAGCGTTAATGCCGATACCAGCCCTTTGTGCAACGTATTTCCCAATAGCCATATCAGAGCTAAAGATACTATCGAGGGTATCGTCAGAATCAACCAGAACACAAGATGCAAATTGACGTATGGGTGTTCTGACACCTGCCATAATGGGCGTTGGGATGTTGATTTTGTGTTTGGAGATTGCGTCGTAGTAGTTTTTGACATATGTAAGCCTTACATCTGTAGAATAGTTTGAAAACAATGTCGCAGCAATCATAATATACATGTACTGAGGTGTCTCATAGACTGAGTTCACACTCCTATCTTGTACAAGATACTTATCTGCGACTTGTCGAAGACCAGCATAAGTGAAAAGCATATCACGGTCATGATCGATCCATGAGTTAATCTTATCCCACTCTTCTGTTGTATACTTAGCTACAATCTCAGCATCATAGACACCTTTTGTAACACATCCCGAAATGTGATCAGCAATATGTGGATGATTTTCCATCCACTGTGGACCATGAACTTGTTTGTATAAAGTAAACAACAATAACCGTGCAGCAACAAACTGATAGTTATAATGCTCTAGATCAATCAGATCACTCGCTGACCTGATCAGTATCTCTTGGATGTCTGATGTTTTAATACCATCATAGAACTGCAAACCTGAGTTCATTTCAACCTGTGAGGCACTCACACCACTCCCTAACCCTTCACAGGCATCTTCTACTACCTTATGAATTTTGTCAAGGTTGAGAGGTTCCACCTCACCGTCTCGTTTAACTACTTTAATGCCGTTGCTCATACTTTTTTCCAGTCGTTTAGTTTAAGAGTTGCTTCTAACCCACTGTATGAATTAGATTCTACCACCTTTTGCACATCATGTCCAGCTAGGTACATGTCATTGATGTCCTTTTGCTGAATATTCTTAGGCCAAATTACTACTTTACCTCCTCCATCAATGGACTTGGAGATTCGGTTGACGATTTCTGTGTTACGTGGTTCGTTATCATAAACGTAAATATAATCGCTCCAACCAAACGTCCGAATATCAACATCAGACCCAGCCATCGCAACGGAATTCTGAATGAACGTTGCATCGAATGGTCCTTCTGTAATGTAAATGGGTTTTGTGTCATCTATCCTATCCAATCCGAATATTTTGGGTCTGTCCTCATCAAGCATGACCGTTATATATCTAAGCGTAGCCGTCTTGGCTAGAGATCTACCTTGATAACCGAACAGTTTACCATCTTTATCCCTGAATGGAATGATGATCCTTGAATCATCTCCTCTAAGACTGTCAAAAGTTTGCTTCAGTTCATTAGTCCAAGCCTTAAACTTAGGTGCATAATAGAACTGAGATAGATCCTTTATCTTTCTATCTTGGAGATATTTTCGTGCGGTGTGTGATGTATTTAGATCAGATATTTTATCTAAATCTATATCTTTTTTCTTAAATTTAGGTTGTGTAAAATTAAACTTGGGGTCGGGTGTGGTAGTACCCTTACCAGTCTTACCATCTCTAAATTTCTCCATGATATATCGATCATGAAGCATTATATCTTGATCCTTTAAAAAATTAGAAAAGGTTCTTCCATACCCACAATTGTGACACTTGTATACAAATTCATTTTTCATTTTGAATAAGTATCCACGAGCCTTGTTCTTCTTCCTCTGTGAATCACCACAGTAAGGACACCTAAAATTAAAAAGGTCTGCCTTCTTCTTCTTGAAGAGGGGCAGACGAGGTGAAAGGTATTGTATGTACTTTACGTCAAGGTAAGACAAGTCACATCATCTGAGGTGACTCTATAATAACAGGAGTTGCTACTGGTGTCAACCTAGGTTGTGACGGTTGGAACATTGGTTTGATCATTCTTTGTCCGATTGGACTAACCACGAAAGATATAATAGACAGAGCACCAAAAATAGACCACATCTTCTTTTCCATATGGCGAAGACGGTCATCAACTTTGCGTATATCTCTTTCACAGCCTTTCTTTATATCAATTGCTTGACGGTTTACTTCACGATGAACTGACTCGATCTTCTCAAAAAGAACACCATCAATCCTATCTTGCTTGTCCAACTTCTCATTGTGAACAGCAAGAAGGTTACCCATCTTAACTGAATTGTCTTGGAGAGTATCAACAACCTTCTCCAGTCGCTCTATTATTGCAGCGTTGATACTCTCGGCCATGTCTAGACGTTACGGATTGCGAAGTCCAGTGCAGACTGGAATGTTGCAGCATCTTTGTTTACCATGAATCTAAACTGATCCTTATGGGCATCATCCAATGAACCATAACATGCTGCTATTTTCTTAGCAGAAAAATTATCTAAGTTTTGTATACCACCATCAGAGAACTGAATCTTTGCCATATCGTTCTCACCAAAATCAGGAACCTCCTTAGTTGCTACTGCAACTGCTACTTCAAGAGCATCCTTCTGACTTAATGTAGTTTCTTTAATCATATCATCACCTTTTAATTCTATAGAGTTGTTTAATGTTTTCAATTTTTTGGTCTGAGAACCTGCCTTCTTTTTGAAGTCAGATAGTCTAGCCTTCATTAAGATGTCCATCTCTTTTGTTTTAGACTGCATCTTTTGCTTGGCTTCACCACGCTTCTTCTGTAACTCCTTCCTACGATTGAGTTTTTTCATTTGCCCAATCTGTTTCTGAGCACGTTCTGTTTCGTTAGGAACGGATTCAGCAATAGGAGTTTCTAATTCTTCTTTCTTCATCTTTCTACGTTGGATACGTGACATCAAATCTTTTGCATCTTTGGAACGACCATCAATCTTGGAGTTACCCTTCTTATATTTACGAGCAGACTTAGTATTAACGAAGACAAAAGCAGGTGGCAGTGCAAGACCGCTACCATCTCCAGCCATCATTTCAGAAAGTCGTTTCATATCAGATTTAGTTCCTTGAGACACGTCTTGTCAATATCATTATTTAGTGATTCAGGTAACCTATCTAGGAAGACCATGAATGATTTAATAACTGGCCAGTATGTACCCTCAATCTTATAGAATAAGAGTGGTGTGGCAGCATCACCAAAGACATTATATAATAATATAATATGATTCAGGATCAAATGCTTGCGAAACTCCCCAGTGGTTTCATACCTTCTGAGGAGTCTCTTTATATATTTGAACCTTTTCAGATCCTCCTCAAAGTCACTGTATGTAACTGACTGAGGATTATTATAATTTTTAATAGCGAATAGGATCCAGTTATCCTGTGTCAATTCATCAAATTTCATTTACATATTATGTAACTGTTAATGTGGCAGCACTTGAGATCACAGGAGTTGCACCTTGTGAGGTTCCGACTACACATCTGTACTTGTTGCCATTATCTCCAGCGGCTGTTGCTGCTGTTGTGTATGTAGCAGTAGTATCATTAGATCCAGTTGTAACATCAGCGAAGTTAACACCATCTGTGCTGACCTGCCACTGATATGTTGCTGTAGCACCTACTCCATTTACATTAACTGTAACGTCTGTAGCACCACCATATGTACCAGTTCTGCTGAGTGTCAATGTATCATTGTCAGTGTATCCACCACCTTTACCAACTAGGGTAGCTGTAGCAGCACCGTTAGCATCAACTACAAGAGTAACAGTAGCACCTGATCCAGTACCACCTGTTGCTGCTATTGCAGTATATGTACCAGCAGTTCTTCCTGCTGTGTTTCCAGCGTTGGCAGCACCATCAATTGCAGATGCTTCACCTGTTGGAACAGCAGTAACTGCGAATGCTTGTGTATTAGTTGCAGCAACCGATGCGTTAGCAGGTTGAGCACTAATAGAAACTGTAGAAACGAAGTCACCAGCAAGGGTATCATCTGCTTGTGTCTCTCCAGAGTTTGCTTCGCCACCAGCAATGAACACCATCTGCTCTGCCTTATGACGTGCTCTACCTGAGCTATCATTATAGGTGAAATATGACCACCAACCAGGAGCATTTAGACCACGTGCTTTGTTCTGAGCAAGTGCTGCTTCTGTTTCATCAATATAAACTATTGTTTTTGTTTGTGAATCCGAAGCAACACCAATCCCAGCTTTGGTTTTGTTAGCATTACTATCGGTACTACCGTATAGAGACATTGATACTCTCCGAATAAATTACCATTTCTTCCTTTATTTATACCGCCCCAAGTCTCATAGCCTTCTTGACCCTTGCTACGAGTTTGTCATCCACATCGTTGTCAGTGGACTGGGCAAAGTCTTCGAGCATCTCTACAGCGAAGACTTTCATCTGTTTTTTAAATACCTTCCTTACCATTAAGAATAGTAAGGGTTTGAATAACAAAAATAAGAATGTCATCTTGCACCTACACGGGGTTTGCTATCGGGGACTTCATGGGGATCCATCTCTCCTTTTGGTAAGTAAGCCAACTCACGCAAGGCTTTAACTGAGGGATCAGTTGTAACATTAGTGGGCAATCGTCCAAGAGCGACATTATCATAGTTGAGTGAGTGCCTATCGAATGTAGAAAGTTCATATTCCTCCGTCATACTTAAACAATTGGTTGGGCAGTATTCT